TACGATGACGTGGCCGTATTCGGTCACAATGGTTGGAATGGCTGATCAATTGCGTGACAATATTATGGATGGCATCACCAAATACTGTGATGACAACAACGAGGTTCATCCATTTGGCGCTGATAGCGGTTTTGCCGCTTGCAATACGATGGCCCGCATCAACTGGTACAGCATCACGTCTGTCATCGAGTCTGGCGCCAGAGGCATGGATTTCATGCGTGACGTTGCCGACACGCTTGCACAGGAAAACAAGCACCTTCAATGGACATCGTTGATCGGTTTCCCTTGTTCACAGGAATACACCACAGAGATCATGAAACGGCCAAAAGGCTTTCTATTTGATCAGCAAGGCGGGCGTCAGTACCGCATGACATTGCAGGTCAGCACGAGCCGGATTAGCCGTATTGACTCATTGAGAGGCGCTGCACCGAACTTTGTGCATCACCTAGACTCAACGCACCTGATGATGGCAGTGAACAAGGCGAAGGACTACGGCGTGGAAAACTTGATGGTTGTGCATGACTCATTCAGCACAGACATCGAATCTGCAAGCGTTATGCTGGAGTGCATCAAGGCCACCGCCGTTGAGATGTACGAAGGCACTTGTCACTTCCAGAACCTTCTGGATGACGCGAGAAGTCTAGTCGCTGATCCAGACAGCGTCGCCATCAAAGATGAAATCACGGCGCTAGAAGAGCAGCTGGCGCAGCAAGACGCTGAAGATGAAGAGGCAATCAAGGACCTTCAGAAGCGAATTGCAACGCTGGACGCGAGAATATTGAGATGGCCTGAAATCCCGCCGAAAGGCGAGGGTGACAACGCCCTTGATATCTACGGCATCATGGATTGCGAATACATGTTTGCCTGATCAAAAATGAGTGGGACCACCTAAGATACCCCCACCGTTTTTCGACTAGCGGGGTCGCAAACCTCAACAACATCAGGAGCATTATGCACCCAAGAGAAAGACTTCTTGGGACGGCGAAGCTGTGCCTAGCGCACGACAGGGCTGTCCCATTAGACACGTTGGCACAAGCTGACGAACAAGGCTTCTTGCTGACAGAGTTTGGCGAGATGCAATCCCATCACAATCACAACAATGAAGAAGGAGATGACCTATATGGCTCCAAAACAACAAAAGCAGACTTTCACGACCTGTAAGGGCGTGGCGGTCTACCCGCATTTGAACAGACCAGATTTTGCTTTCAATGCGGAGGGCGTCTACAGCACAAAGCTGCGGATTTCCCCAAAAGACGCATCAGAATTAGTTGAGGCTGTCAAAGCCGCAGCGAACGACGAATTTGGCAAGGCAGCGAATACCGCGAGGATGCCATACACAGTTGACCAAGAAACTGGTGATCTGATTTTCATCGCGAAATCAAAATATGCCCCAAAGATGGTAGATTCTTCCGGCCACCTGATTGCCGACGCATCGAAGCCACAGGTTTATGGCGGCTCAGTCATTAAGATGGCTGGGACGATTTACCCATACACTGCGGGCGGAAACAAAGGCGTGAGCCTACAGCTTGCTGGCGTACAACTCGTGTCGCTGGCTGATCCAGTCGGGTCTACATTTGCCTTTGGCGAAGAAGACGGCGGCTTTATCGCTGAAGCAAACGACAACCAAGCACCAGCTGCGAATGACAATGGTGAAGGCGAGTTCACGGAAGGCGAGTCCTACAATTTCTAGGGCTATGCGCCGTGGCATACAGTACGGCTACCGTTCTGGACTTGAAGTATCCCTGTCACGTCAAATCGAAGAGGCTGGCCTCGCCGTCAGCTATGAGCAGGACAAGATCAAATACTTAGTTCCAGAGCGTGAAGCAACCTACACGCCAGACTTTAGAATTGAACGCCCTGATGGAACTTCATTTTTCATCGAGGGAAAAGGAATCTGGGATGTCGCCAGTCGGCAGAAGCACTTGCTCATCAAGCAGCAGTGGCCCGACATCGACATCAGGTTCGTCTTTAGCAACGCAAATGCCCGTTTATACAAGGGCAGTCCCACCACCTATGCCCAGTTCTGTGACAAGCACGGTTTTCAGTATGCGAACCGTGTGATCCCAGACGAGTGGCTAAAAGAAGGGAAATAGACAACTGGAAAGGAAAGGCACACATGAAAATGGCCAACGACAACTCAGAGTTCATGCGACATGAACCTTGCCCAAGCTGCGGGTCATCGGATGCGCTGGCTGTCTATGGCGATCAAGCCACAGAAGAAGTCCATCATTCATGGTGCTTTTCCTGCCAGACATTCACGAAAGGAGATCATTTGGACGGAAATAGCAAACCAAGACTGTCACTGGAGTCGCTATCAGGACTACTGAATGGCGACTACACCGAAATCACGGCACGCGGCCTGACAGAAGAAACCTGTCGAAAATACGGCTACATGGTCGGCGAATACAAAGGTCAGCGTGTGCAAATCGCAACCTATCGCGACGCATCAGGACAGCCTGTAGCACAAAAGCTGCGCACAAAAGACAAACGCTTCACGATGCTGGGTAATGCGAAAGCCGCAACTCTGTTCGGAAGCCACCTCTGGAAAAACGGCAAGAAGCTGGTGATCACAGAAGGTGAAATCGACTGCATGTCTGTATCGCAAGTGCAGGGCCACAAGTGGGCGACAGTTTCGCTCACGCAAGGCGCAACATCAGCAGTCAAGACAATCAAGGACAACTGGGAATATGTCACCAAATTCGATGAGGTAATCCTGATGTTCGATATGGACTCAGTCGGTCAGAAAGCTGCGCAAGAAGCAGCCGCGATCTTACCAGTCGGCAAAGCAAAGATTGCCTATTTGCCTACCAAAGACGCCAATGAAGCGTTACTGGCTGGCAAAACCGAAGACATCATCACCGCTATCTTTCAGGCTCGTGAATATCGGCCTGACGGCATTGTGGTGGCCACAGACTACCGTGACATCATAGGTGAGGACGAAACAGCTTCGGCTGTGTCTTTTCCATACTCCAGCCTCAATGACAGCTTTCTGCTGGGGCTTCGGCCTAACGAAATCTGTCTGATTGCTGCCGGTAGCGGAACAGGCAAGACCACATTCGTCAAAGAGATTGCCTACCACCTTCACCAACAGGGTGAACCCGTTGGATTGATTATGTTGGAGGAGTCAAACAAGCGCAGCCTCTTGTCGCTCACGGGTATCCACATGAACCGAAATCTGACCCAAGACAGAAGCGACGTCAGTGATGAGGAAATCGTTGAAGCGTTTGACGATCTGTTCGGGGAAGGTCGGAATCCTGTGTACTTGCTAGATCACTGGGGTAATTCGGATGTTGACGTGATCTGTCAGCGTATTACCTATATGGCCAAAGCGTTATCGCTCAAGTGGATTGTACTTGATCACATATCCATCCTTTGCACCCAGATGGGCGGCAATGGTGGCTTTGGCTCTGAACGTATCATGATCGATTACGCGATGACCCGCCTTGCCAGTCTGGTGAGGGCATGTGGCATCGGCCTGATACTTGTGAGCCACGTCAAACGTCCAGAAGGCAACTCAGGCCACGAAAGCGGCGGTCAGCCAGTTCGACTGAACCACCTTCGGGGCAGTTCTAGCCTTGGTCAACTATCAGACAGCGTCATAGCCCTCAATGTAGACCCAGACGAACCAGACTCTGACCTACGTCACGTTCACGTCCTGAAGAACAGGTACACGGGCATGACCGGCTATTGCTGCACATTGAAATACAACCGCGAAACAGGGCGCCTCATGGAAGAGGAGTTGTCCCACCTATTTGAAACAGAAACAGAAGAGGAAGAGCAAAATGCTGAAAGCAGCGAACGACAACCACAAGAAGTGGCTTGAGTTTCACGAGGAAAACCCAGCCGTTTACGACCTGATCAAACACTTTGCGATGATAGCCATCAAATCAGGCCGTGAGCATTACGGCATCAACTCAGTGATCGAGCGAGTGCGCTGGCACACGACAGTGGAAACTGGTGGCGCCTCGTACAAGATCAACAACAACCACGCTCCGTTTTACGCACGGTTGTTTGAAGCAGAACACCCAGAACATGCGGGTTTCTTCCGTCAACGCAGACAGCACGAAAGGAGTGCCGCATGAAGCAAATGCTAGGAATTGAGGCTGATGTCGATGATATCTTTGGTATTCCCGACAAAAGCATGGATGACTACCACGAAGAAGCCAGTGAGTTTGCGATCTACGATGGGTCGCTATACCCACTGTTAGGTATGCTTGGGGAAGGTGGCGAAGCTGCCAACAAGCTACAGAAGATGATGCGTGACCGTGGGATGCCCGCTGGTCATACGTTTGAGGCTTTTGATGAGTACCTGACCGAAGAAGAACGTGCCGATCTCGCCTACGAATGTGGCGACATTCTCTGGTTTCTGACGATGTTCATAGACGAACTTGGCTACAGCTTGTCTGAAGTCGCCACCATGAACATTGAGAAACTCAAAGACCGTAGCAATCGTGGGGTGCTACAGGGCAGCGGCGACCACCGCTGATGCGTTACATATGGGACTTGGAATCCAATGGCTTCCTTGAAACCCTGACCAAAATCCACTGCATTGCAATGATGAACGCCGATGACCCCGAACAGACTTGGGTATTCGGCCCCAATGACATCAAAGCTGGCATGAAGATGCTGGCTGAAGCCACTGAAATCATTGGGCATAACATCTTGTGCCACGACATTCCTGCATTGATGAAAGTCTACCCGAAATTCAGCTTAGATGGGGTGAAGATCACGGACACACTTGTCCTGTCTCGCCTCATCAAACCTGACCTTTTCGACGAGGATTTCGCACGGAATATGCCTATCGACGAATTTCCACGCAAATATTACGGCTCCCACAGCCTGAAAGCGTGGGGTTTTCGTACAGGGCAGCTGAAAGGTGATTTTGGTGAGCAAACAGATTGGTCAGAGTGGACACAGGGGATGCAAGATTATTGTCAAAATGACGTAGTCGTGAACTACGCACTTTGGCGTGAACTGACATCCGTTGAGTTTTCACAACGTGCCATCGATTTTGAACATGAGATGGCTGAGATTTGTCACCGTATAGGCAACGCAGGATGGCATTTCGACGTAGACAAAGCGGGCGCCTTGTACGCAAAGCTAGCTGGCGAAAAAGCCAAGCTGGAAGCCGAACTCAAGGAATTGTTTCCACCTTGGACACAAGAGGAAATGTTCATACCAAAGCGCAACAACAAGCGCCTTGGTTACATTGAGGGCGAACCCTTCATCAAGAAGAAGGAAATCACGTTCAACCCAAACAGCCGCAAGCACATCCACCGATGTCTGGTCGAAAAATATGGCTGGAAGCCAAAAGCCTTCACGACGAATGGTGACGCCAAGATTGACGAAGCTGTTCTAACCAAACTGCCTTACCCTGAAGCCCAAAAGCTGGCCAGATCGTTTCTATTGCAGAAGCGGATCGGGATGTTAGCGGAAGGTAATCAGGCGTATTTGCGCTTGGTTGAGGGAAGGACGTTACGCCACGTCATCAACTCCTGTGGGGCTGTGACTGGGCGTTGCACACACTTCAACTTCAATGCTGCGCAAGTGCCATCAGTTCGCGCACCTTACGGTGTGGAATTTCGGTCTTTGTTCGGCGTTCCAGATGGATATTCGCTTGTTGGCGCTGATTTGTCAGGGATCGAATTGCGATGTCTAGCCAACGTGCTTCAGGA